AATATTATACGGATGGCGCCAGGTGTGCGGAACAGGATCTAAAGTTCTATTGAAGGGGTTTCTAACTATAAATGAGACTCCAGACACCGATTGCATAGCAAAGAGTTGAGAGACTCCAATTGGTGTCCAGCCTTATTTACAAGAATGCCACCACCAAAGCCATTTAAAATAAATGCCAAAAATTATTTTCTTACTTATCCACAGTGCTCTCTTACTAAAGAAGAAGCACTTTCCCAATTATTAAACCTATCGATCCCAACTAATAAGAAGTTCATCAAAATCGCAAGAGAACTTCACGAAGATGGGCAGCCTCATCTCCACGTCCTTATCCAGTTCGAGGGGAAATTCCAATGCAAAAATAACAGATTCTTCGATCTGGTCTCCCCAACCAGGTCAGCACATTTCCATCCGAACGTTCAGGGAGCTAAATCATCGTCCGACGTCAAGTCCTACGTCGAGAAGGACGGAGACACCATCGAATGGGGAGAATTCCAAATCGACGGAAGAAGTGCTAGAGGAGGTTGCCAGACGGTTAACGACACATATGCCAAGGCATTGAACGCCGGTTCAGCAGAAGAAGCATTACAAATAATCAAAGAAGAGCAACCACAGCACTTCTTCCTTCAACATCATAACTTGGTAGCAAATGCTTCTCGCATTTTTCAAAAGGCTCCGGAACCGTGGGCTCCTCCGTTTCACCTCTCCTCCTTCACTAACGTGCCAGACGAGATGCAAGAGTGGGCCGATGATTATTTTGGGAGAGGTTCCGCTGCGCGGCCAGAGAGGCCCATAAGTTTAATTGTTGAGGGTGACTCTCGAACGGGCAAGACGATGTGGGCTCGTGCATTAGGCCCACATAATTACTTAAGCGGCCATCTAGATTTCAATTCCCGGGTCTACTCAGACGAAGCTGAGTATAACGTCATCGATGATGTCACACCCCATTACCTAAAGCTAAAGCACTGGAAGGAATTGATTGGTGCTCAAAAAGAGTGGCAGTCAAATTGCAAGTACGGCAAGCCAAGAAAGATTAAAGGGGGTATCCCATCAATCGTGCTCTGCAATCCTGGAGAGGGGGCCAGTTATAAAGAGTATCTCGACAAGGAGGAAAATGCATCATTGAGGGCCTGGACACTCCACAATGCTAAATTCATCTTCCTCGACTCCCCCCTCTATCAAACCACGGCACAGGATTGCGAAGAGCAGAGCAACCCGACGTAGACGAGTCGACCTTGACTGCGGCTGCTCCTTGTACGTCCACATCAACTGCAGCAACAATGGATTCACGCACCGGGGAACACATCACTGCGCATCAGGCAGAGAATGGCGTCTATATCTGGGAGATAACAAATCCCCTGTATTTCAAGATTTACCGAGTAGAGGACCTGTTGTACACAACGACCAGAGTGTACCACGTACAGATAAGGTTCAACCACAACCTCAGGAGAGCATTGGGTCTCCACAAGGCATTCCTGAACTTCCAAGTCTGGACGACTTCTCTGACAGCTTCTGGAACGACCTATTTGACTAGGTTTAGACATTTAGTCATGCTGTACTTAGAGCAATTAGGTGTAATTGCGCTTAATAATGTAATTAGAGCTGTTCGTTTCGCAACAGATAGGTCGTATGTCAATCATGTACTGGAAAATCATTCAATAAAATTCAAATTTTATTAATTTGTGATCGAATCATAAAAATAGATCCGAATCTTCAGCGTTGCATACACAGGGTTAGAGGCATGGGTACATGCCATATACAATAGTAGTGCGTTCTCCGTATGATTCTCGTACTTCCCGGCTTCTTGGTGATTGTAAACCACATGATTGTTGACCTTCCAGAACCTCTTGACCAGAGCCTGCTCGTTACTGGCATACTGACCACCCGTAACCTTGGCATAGAACTTGTGCATGACCTGGAACCGATCGCGGAGGTCGTTCTTCACGGTTGCAGTACTGGGCTCGTTGTCGAACATGTTGAACACCTGACCAAAGTCCATGGGTGTACCATACGGTCTACGGTCCCTGACTAGCCAGAACATGCAACTGTTCGTGTGGTTCTTGAGCTTGATATTCTCGTCCATCCATATCTTACCTAAAATATACACAGACTTAACACAGAAGCGCTTACCGACACGGTGGGTAATACCGTTACCTCGAGTGACATCAGATATACACATGACCTTGCCGACATGTGAGATGTCGTGTCGCTGTTCGTATGACTGGACCTTGCAAGGCCCTTCACACCCTCGAGGGACATCTGGAGTTCTGAAGGCCCGGTATATCCTGGGCTTCCTGTACATTGGCCTGTTGACCCACTCATTGGCCTTATTGAACTTAGGCCCAGAACCTCCACGAGGGCCGGTATTAGATGAACGGCTAACCTTCGAAGTTCCCGCCATCAGGCGCCAAGGGGCGTCCCGCTTAGGCATCTTGAATTAAAGACTGTGACCAGTCTTCCTTTAATTTATAGCCGTTAATCAACAACTTAGGGCCCAAGTCTTTCCCAAATATCTAGACTCGTCAGACGCAATATGATTGGCTCAGTACAAAGTTAGCTGCTTTAATTAAAATTAAAGGAAACGAGCGCGCGGGGGGAGCGCGCGGGGGGGACAGGGGATTTGATCGCGCGACCAGGAGAGCGCCACGTGGGGGGATAAAAAAATCGCGCGGCCATCCGGT